CAGACAACGAGACATCTTAACCGTTTGACCTAGAGACCAGTTTAGCCACCTTGCTTGTTCCAAGGAATTTAAGGCTGTGTAAAGCGTATTGGACTCGAACCAATGTTTGGGAACGTCCATGTTCCCCGTCCTCGGCCAACTAGACGAACGCCTCAAACCAATTTGATATGTCTACAAACACATCTTATCGGTTTCTGTTGCAAATGTTGTAGCACTCGCTTCATGGTACTCCCAGAGAGAATCGAACTCTCATTACCAGATTGAAAACCTAGGGTCCTAACCGTTAGACGATAGGAGCATTTATCTGTCTTTCCAGATTGTCATACTCATACTCTCCAATGAAACGTAACTTTCATTGCAAGCGTTTGTACTGCCACGGAGAATCGAACTCCGATTTTATGGATGAAAACCATAGGTCCTAACCGTTAGACGATGGCAGCATTTTGTGGGAACAGTGGGACTCGAACCCACGACACCTAGAGCTTCAATCTAGTGCTACTACCAACTGAGCTACATTCCCATTATTGTTTTACAAAGGTACAAACTATTTTTTGATTATCCTAATCTTTTGTACTTTTTTTTTTATTTTTTTTTACTATAATATTTCAAAGAACGTGAAACCGATGTTTCTGTTATTGTTATAAACAAAAAAAGCTCTGATTTTTAGGTCAGAGCTTTTATCAATTATGTTAAACGATTACGTTAACTTATGACAATAGTTGACTTACCAAAGCTTTCATCGGCCTCGGCTGCAAAAAATGCAAAATCAAATATGTTAGTTAATGTTCTCATTGTTTCTTTTTTTTTTTATGGGTTTTAACCCGTTTGTTTAATAAATATACTCTTATTCTTAAAAGTTATACAAATGTACGACATTTATTTTGTTTTGTCAAGTATTTTTGTAATTATTTTTGTTTTTTTTAATTATTCTTGAATTTTCCAGTTAATTCCATTGCAACTCTTTTTAGAAATTCAATTCTCTTTTCTGGTGTTCCACCACCTTTTTCGTAACTATTAATCAAGTTAGCAACAGCAATTTCTTTTTGACGAACCATTTGCCCTTTATAATCCAAAACATCTTGTAACCCCATAAACCAATAACCATATTCAAATTCTAAATCATTCATTATTTCTGATTCACTTCTTACATTAACATTTGCATAATCACCACCAGCTTTTGATGGGTCCCATACAGTGAATGCTTCTACATTCAAATCAGTCAATGGTGGTGTCAACGCATAAGGTCTGTAAATACCAGTGTTTAAAAATTCACCCAACCCAGCATTTTCCCATATTTTAGTGTTAGGGATTACCACATCCAAATCACCAATATTAGTTGGGAAGTTAGGGTCTAATTCATGCATATGATAAACCAACTCTGGAAATAAATATAACCTAGCAGAACCAGCAATAAAATATACTTTGTCTTTTGGGTCTATTTTGAACTTATCAAAAATTACTTTATTTGCTTCTTGTAAATACAATGACATCCTAGCATTACTAACCTCGTTTAATTGGTTACCATCTTTTAGTATTGATTCTAATTTTTTCCACACATTGTTTTCGTTCAATGCTTCTTCAAATAATTCAGATAATTTCATATTTCTTTAATCTATCTATAGCTTCTTTGTTATATTGTTTTTCAATAGTCAATGGTTTAAATGATAAAAACATTTGTTTTGGGCTTGGACCTTTTAAAAATAAAAAGTTGTAAGCTGACCATTCACTAGTTAAATAGTAACCATTTTCGTTTTTCATCTTATCTAACAAACACAAAGGATTCTTATTGATATGTTTCCAATCATATTTGTTACATATTTTACTAACTTTTTTCATAAAGATACTAAACTCAATGTATCTAACTACTAAAACCAAAGATATAAACCAAATCGCTATCATAATATAAATATTTAATGTTTATCAAATGTAATGATAATATTTTAATTATCCAAATTATTTATTAATTTTTATTTACTATATTACCTTTTATTATTTCTAAATGTTGGAGTCTGACTGTGACAATTTGGACATAATACACATAAATTAACTAATCTATTGTCTGTGTTGTTACCATTAATATGGTCTAATTCTAAAGTTATCTTTTTACCCATCCACTCACTTATACCACAAACTTCACATTTTTCAGTTTTTAATCCTTCTTTAAATAACCTTTCTTTTAAACAAGTACTACTTTTGTATGGTGAGTTTTCAATTAAAACATCTACTAATTCATATTTCTTACCAAATGGTTTAAATTTAACCCCTTGATTCCATGCAGCACCAGTAAAATGGGTTATATCAATTTGAAACTCTTCTATTTTAGCTTTTAATGTTTTATAATTACCACCACATGCTTTAACACCCAATTCCCGACAAACGTTGGCTATTGATAATGACTTTTCCACAGCATTTGTTAATGCTTCTTTTGTATGTTTATATCTCATACTTATAAATATAAGATATAATATAATAAAGTAAACACGTATAATAAAAAATAATACATGTTTACCATTTTGTAGTCCCGATGGAATTCGAATCCATACTGTATAGATTTTAAGTCTATTGCCTCTGCCGATTGGGCTACGGGACCATGTTGTATCTTCGGTGAGATTCGAACTCACACTGTATAGGTTCTAAGCCTATCGCCTCTGCCAGTTGGGCTACGAAGACATTTGGATAGACATATGACCGTGTGGTCTATCCCGTCACCGTGACAAATGATTGACTAGTTCATGCATTCGTCAATCAATCATTCATCAACACAATTTGTGCTTCTTCGAGAGGCATGTGTGTCTGCTGTTGAGATAGTAGGAATCGAACCTACGACCTTCTCCATGTAAGGGAGTTGCTGCTACCGCTGAGCTATATCTCAATATTGTTGGTGTGGTGGGACTCGAACCCACGATATCTGCCATGTAAGGGCAGTGCTTTAGCCGCTAAGCTACACCCCAATATGCTAGGTTTTACCCTAGCTTTATAAATGTTTCAGCTTTAATAGCCTTAGAAATCCATCTTGATAATTCAGAACCTCTTATTTCAGCTGAAAATGTTGTTGTTCCTAAGTCTTCTGATAAGGTAATTTCTTCAAATTCAATTTCATCACCACCATCAGTTGCAAGTTCGTATCTCATATTTATATCAATAGTTGATATTGGAAATTGATATACTCCATCTACCAACTCAACTTGATAATATAAATTACCAGCTGTGTAATGACTAAACTTAGCCATTGCTTTAGACCTAAATAAGTCTTTCTTTACTTCTGTTTCGTTAATTGTAACCATTTTCTTTTCTCCATTTAGTGTGTATTTCTGTTATAGTAGATTCAAAAGAAGCTCCTTTGTGTATAGTGTTAGCATTTTCATGGCTAAAACCATTTTTAACTGTAATCATTGAATCCTCTAATGATACACCACCATTAAACTTTCCAGCACCTTTTTTATTCTCGATGTTTCCAGTACTAGGGTTGTAAGAACCCCAATCTGTTCTAATACCACCTTTAGGTTCGATAAACTCAACAAAATATTGTTTGTTTGTACCGTCAAGCATTTTGACGATAAGTCTACCCGTTTCATCTCTGTTCACTAAGAACTCTTTACTACTAATCATAACACTTGTTTTTACTTCTCGGTTTTTTTACCTTTTATTATTTGTTTTATCAACTTTCCAATACCCAATTCTTTTGGTTTTGGTCTTGCTAATTCTCTTCCTCCTTCAAATGTTCCTCTGAACACTTTTTTCCCTTCTTCGTTTCTTTCTTTTTTCATTTCTTATTGTTTTTAGAGCTGGGAGAGGGAATCGAACCCCCGTAACTGATTTTGCAGACCAGTGCCTAATGCCTCTCGACCATCCCAGCATATGTACATAAAAAAAGCCTATCTAGATATTAGATAGGCTTCATACGTGTTGTTTATTTCTTAAACTCTTAACATAGATAACCCACCTTGTCTACTACTACTAGTAAACATAATAAAAGGACTTGTAAAATGTTAATTGTTCTCATAATCTTATTTTTTGCGGATTTCTCCAGTTTTGTTTATAAATATACTCCTATTTCTAAAAGTTACACAAAGATACTACATTTATTTTGATTTGTCAAGCTTTTATTTGACTTTTTTAAAAAAAATACATATATTTGATATTATGGGTTATGTGTATCTATTATTTTGTGTCAATAAAGACGGTAGTGAGGGTTATAAGATTGGTGTTACCAAAAATGACCCTATCAAACGTGTCAAGCAATTATCTACTGGTAACCCATCTAAAATTGAATTGTTAAAACACTATAAATCAGAAAACTTCAACAAGGTTGAGAAATCAATGCATCTTAAGTATTCATCTTATAAGACCGAAGCCAACAATGAATGGTTCTCTTTGGAGGCAGAGCATGTTATCTCATTCTTAGAAGATTGTAAAGAAGCTGATAAAACCATCAGCTTCCTACTTGAAAACAATCCTTTTTATAAGTGATAGAATTCTCTTCTAATCTTAATCAATAGTGTGTTAACCAATTCTGGGTCAATACCTTTAGGTAAATCAGATTCATCAAAAATCCTATCCATCTCTTTGATTTCAGCTTCTGCTGTATCAATAAGTGAATCTAAATCAATTTCACCTCTACGAATAGACAATAGATATTCTCTATCTGGTCGTCTTACAATGATTCCTTCACCACGTCCAATTTCTTGTGACATTCTAATAAGTCTCATACAATGCATCATATTCTTACCATCAATTTGTTGACCATGTTTAACCGTATCAACGTATCTAGCAGTGTTTCTATTCTCAACCCATTCCATATACTCTTTATAGTCCTTGCAGTGAGCTGTATACCCATCTTTATTAAACATGATGTTACAGATAGGTGTTTCACCCTTTGGAATACTTGATAAACGTAATTGATTGGATTCAGCAGCATTATCAGAACCACCAACCTTAGCAAGACCCTTATAACCAAATCCCATCGCTTTACCTTGTGATTTTAACTCATTCTTCATAAATTCTCTTTGTTCTTCACTAAAAAACTCACCAAAACAAGCAGACGCAATATTATCGTAAAAAACAGCATATAAATCCCTAGCGTGTGGAACATTGGTAATACCTAAGAATTTTTCTTCATATCCCAGACCTTCACACCATTTTTTCCATGGAACTGATTGTTCACCTTGAATAACATAGCAGAAATCCAACACATCTTTACGAGTAACAGAACCTTGTTCAATGTTTTGTTTCTTGTTAAGACCTCTAGCTTTAGATATTTGTTGTACAGCATACCCACCAAATGAGTTCTTACATCCTTTGGTGATAAAATCAGCCTTGTGGTCTAACACATATTGAAACAATGGATGCTTTGTAATGATACAATCTTCTGGTGTATTTAACAACTCCAAAACTGTCGGGTTTGAGCTTCCCATTAGTTCTAAGAACCTTTTAAGTTCCCAACCCGTAATGTCTTTTGTAACATTCAATTGCTCAACATATCCAGTACCCAATATATTATCGATAGGTAAGATGTAAACGAATTTTTTGTCAATGTCACTGGTTTCAACGTTAGTTGCATAAGCTTGACTTCCAACAATACATTCAAATAGGATAAGCCCGTTTTGTTCTAAGTATTCGTGTGTTATTTGTTTCATAATAATTTAATATTTTTAACAAAGGTAAGTATAATATTTCAATTATCCTAAGAATTCTTTCATTTCTTTTTGTAAATGCTCAGATATGTTATCTCTAACAACACTATCATCAACACCCCAACGTATCGCATCATCTTTTAAATGCTGTGGTAACATGTTGAATATCTTTAAAAGTTGTTCATGATTCAAAGACATATCTGTTAAATCAAATATAGTATCATGTAGTGAATCAAAATCACCTTCTTCCCATTCTACAGTTACTTTCATAATCTATTTAAAGTTATATTTTGTTCTAGTCTTATTTCACTATTTTTAAGTGTCCATATTTCACCATTGTTCATGGCACATGTAAACATTAAATCATGTTCTTGAGAGTAATCGATTACTAAAAAGGCATAACCTTTCATGTTATCAGAAACTCTCACTATTGGTAACGTTGGATTTAATTGTAACATCATATTTTATAATCTATCTTTTGAATAATCTCTAAGTTCGTAAAAGTCATCTTTAGTCATTTCAATATAGTTTGGTGTTCCAAATTTGGTATATTGTATTTCATAGAAACAACCATTTTCCAATTCCACAACTTCAACTATATTGAAATGTCTAATCACCAAGTATTTTGCTATTATCTTCATTATTTTTAAGTTTATACTACAAATATAATAAATCTTTTTCAATAAACCTAATTTAATTTGTAATGAAGCCTTTTTTTATACAATCATGTATATATTTTGAATGTATTTCATTTAATCCAGGTCTTGCATATCCCATAGACATATGTAATCCGAAGTGTGGTCTACCTAAACCTAACTCTGCTCTTATCTCATGCAGCAACTCTCTTTCATCTTGTGGTATGTTTAACCACCATGAACGGTCATCTGTTTTAGGGTTTAGGTCCAACACTATCTGTATTTCTTTACCATCCCATTTTTGTTTACATGTTTCCCAAAGTTCCAATGCTGATTCTTCTGATATCTGACCTTTTTGTGTTAGGTCACGCATGCTATCATTGATAAATGAGATATGTGCACCTCTAAGTGGTTTATTAAGTACTATATTGTATCTACGTTTTAGAAACCATGCATAATACTCACATATATCACCATCAATGAACACCATAGCAATCTTTTTCCAAGCAGCTTGGTCCTTATGCTTACGAGTATGGTCTTCTGGTTCGAAACCAATATTGCCATATAGGATTATTCTGTCGTTCATTTTCAATTTCTTTTCTTTTTATACTATAGAATTTTTTCTTAGGGGTATGTGTAATAGGGTCATAATAAACGCTTTCACCTTCTTCAAAACCAAGACATTTAACAACACTTAACATTTCATCAGTATTAGTGATTTTATTTAATTGTCTTAATTCATTGATTATTGACATATCAATTTCTTTGGCTAATTCTGATGAAAGTATTGTTATTAAACTTTCTTCAACATTCAAACCATATTGAGCCAAGTCATTAGCCATTTCTAGATTAAACGAAGCTTTTAATGTTCTAGGTCTTAAAGCTTTTTTATATTGCTCATCATCTAAACCCTTATCTAAAGCCCAATAATTAAATATCTTATCGCTGTACTCTTTTTCAATACTAAATATGACACATAGACTAGATATAATATCATCACCCCATTCAGTATTCTTATCAAATCTAGTTATAAATTCATATTCAAATACTGTATAGTTTTTCTCTAAATATTTTATTATCTCTTCTTTTTCTATATTAAAATCCATATTTAAATATATGGATTTTTAACATAGAAGTGAATAGTTATTTAGTCAATAATTTATGTTTATGCTAGTCTAAGGTTCTTTAAATAACCTTTTAAAAACGCATTGGTTGGTCCACCAATCTTTTCTTCCCAATGTTTATAATTAGAAGCATTTTTCTCCGCTAATTGAGATAATGCTTTTTCCGATGGTTTTTGTTTAGACCATGGAAGTATTTCTGGTACAAAGTCTGGGTACAAGTCTCTATTGAATACTCTTTCATCAACCAAGAATACAAATGCAGTTAATTGGTCACCCAAGTCTGGTTCGTAAAATTCTTGTAACAAAACACCATTCTCACGCATGATATTCATGTGTTGATTAAGACTACCTAGTCTTTCTGGGTTATCGTTGGTTGTACCACCGTTTAGAATGATAAAGGTCTTATCCTCATCAGCATATTTTTTGTATATTGCATCATATGATTCCACAACTTCAACGGTTCTACCATAATCAACTACAGCATGTCCAAATTGGATACCTTGTTGAATAGGTGACAAATTGTACGGAACAAGACCGTACATTCTGTATTCCAAAAACATTTCTGTTTTACGAGGCATAGAATTGGTCTTAACTCGACACAATGCAATACGTCTATAGAATTCTTGTACATCAATCTTCTCTTTGTAATATGATTCTTCATAGAATGCTTCTTGTGTGTCCCATGAAGGTAAATCTAATATCCTCATATTGCCATCCAAACACCATTCATAACCACTTTTAAGTATTTTTTCCATTGTTTTATTTTTTAAAAATCTTTTTAACCTTAAACCACGTGTTTCTTTTAAACCAAAACCATTTCCATTTAAAGCTCTCAACCTTACCACCTAACCATGTGTACGTATCGAACCCATCTTCATCGTATTCGTATTCAACACAAGGATAAGGTCTTCCACGCTCATCTAAGTTTAACCAATAACCATCTTCTTTGGTTATCTCACCCATGAATTCATTCGCTTCATTTTCAACCCATCTCCAATCTTTACCTTCAATACCTTCTGGTAAATCTTGTGGTAAACCATCTTGTTCCAAGGCAGTATTCCAACAACATGAGCAACCTATATCATCAACGCTTGAAACACAATCATCACAGAAATATGGACTAGCACCACCAGAAAAACCTGGCATATATATCCACTGGGCCATATTACCACAATCACATTTCTCTTTACCAGTTTTTAGTAGCATCATCAAATAAGTTAGGGTTATTAACTATCCAATTATAAAATGTTGATTGTAAATCTGGTGGTACCATGTATCCATTTACATATACAACATCAGTTACAATTTCTAATTCTTGTCCAGCTGGTAATGGCATATCTTTGCCAACTTCAGCATCTGACTTAAGTCTATATACTCTGTTTGTTATCATATTGTTTTATTTTAAATTGTTACTGTTAGCTTAAAGAACATTTCTCGCACTTTGCTAGAGATGTATTTATTAACTTCTTTAGGTTCTATTTTATTCTCAACCATTGTATCCATTTCTTCTTTGATAACATCATTTACAACCCATCTAATGACATCACCCATCTTTCTAACATCAATGGGTTCATCGTTAGGAAAAACGTTCTCAATCGCTTGATTAAAGCGGCTTTCAGTCACAGCATAATCAACAAACTTTTGAATACTTTCCAACTTCTCAACATCAACACTAGCGAGTGTTTTAACCTTAGAACTGGAATGCTTCTCGCCCTTCACCTTGAATCTATGTACGTTTCCTTTGAACTCAGCAGTCCAAACGATACCTTCACCAATTCCAGAAAAACCAAATACTTTAGCAACTGGACATTCTTCTTCAACAGCAATTGTCAACTCAGATAATTCGTTTTGTACCAATTGTGGCATATTGAAATCGATATCGATTGAATATGTCGGAAAGTCTTCAATGTTATAGATATTATCTTCTGGACTAGACAAATAATGAGAAGGAATCCAAAATGCTGGATTAGCTTTCAATTCTTCTTCACTAGATGTATGTGGACTTACCTTAACACCAAAGATAAAGAAAGATTTAGGTAAGTTGCAAATACCAACACCTTTTTGAATATTACCACCACACCATTCACCGTAAATGGTTACTGTGTTGTTAGATAAATCAAAAAGATTTGCTCCATTTATTTGGTCAACAAATTTTTTGAACATCTCTTTCTTAGATTCAACAAAAAATGCAAAACCAGCGTTGTCCTTTTCTGGTGTGATGATATTCTCACGAGATTGAGCCCAATAAGACCCACCACCAACATCTTTACCAGCAGTGAAAGATACACCAGCGTTTGTTCCATGTAATTTCACAGTTCCTTTGAATGTGATGACTGGTTTAGGTAAAGATGGGTCAAATATTGCTTCTCCATTTTCATCCATACCAACAAAGTTAAAATGTCTATTTACGTTAGATACAACTGTTCTAAATTGCTCAATAGACGGGAATTTAATCATTTTTTTCATATCCTTAAAAATTAAAAGTTATACTAGGGCTAATATAGTCTATACCATCCCAATTACTAAATGCTACACCATATCCAAGTTTTTTATGTGTATATGAAACACCCACACCATATTCAATAAAGTTATGTTGAGTATTAAAGTATCCACCATAACCTAATATGATATTTCCATATATCTTACCTATTGGAAATGATGGTGCTACTTTTAATTCATAGAAATAGTTGCTTAACACATCATTACTTCTGAATACACCATCCAAACTACCACGACCCAATACGATTGCCGCAGCAACATCGTTATAAATAACACCAAATTCAAACGAACTATATGAACCAGTGTTAAAGTTTGTGTTGTTTGATAGAGATAAACCCCAAGACACATACTTGTTAATTGCGTTTTCACCGCATTGGCTCCATGACATTACTGAAACCATAATCATCAATACTACTAATAATTTTCTCATTTCTTTTCGATTTTGTTTGTTACATACTTAACAGCTTCTGGACCATGCTCAACAATTACTTGTTTCACACCATCAATTACTGTATCTTCTACTTTATTTTTGAATCTATTTGCTTTATACACAACAAATAGAATGGCGATTGCTATCAATCCTAATATAATCGCCAACGCTACTAATACTCCTAACATACTATACTGTAAAACCTATTGCTTTTTTACTTTTTTTATATGAGTCTAAGTTCATAATCTTATCCAACGCAAATTGTTTGATGAAATCCAAGGTAGAACCTTTTAATTCTCTAGCGAAATCAACTATTTCAGTTGGTTCAAACATATCACCAATCATACTAGTAAGAATATCGAAAATAACATCTTCTTTATTGATGCCATCAATTTCCATAACATATTTGAACCTAGATGGTCTATTTTTCATTGCTGCTGGGATACTATCAATATAGTTTGTTGTTCCCATAAATAAACAATTATCAATTGATTCATGACCATCAAACATAACCTTTAAATAACCTTCTTTTTTATCATGAATAAATGAATCCATTTCTTCCATAATAATAACGATTGGATTGTCTTGGATTGCTCTAACCTTAACGATAAAACTCCATAATTCTTTTAAATAAGAAGCATTGGATAAATAGAATACCAAAGCATTATGTTCGTCAACTACTTTATTAGCATAATGCTTTATTATGGTTGTTTTACCAGTACCTTCTTTACCATATAGCAATATACCAGCTTTATGGTTAAACCCTAGACTAGCCATTTTTTTGATAACATCCTCATTAAAAAACACATTAAATAAGTCTTCTAATACTTGTCTTTCATCAAAATCATACATCTTAATACTTTCTTGGTCTGTTGTTAATTTCAAATCAATCCTATAATCTGGATGACCAAGATAATTAAGTAGATAAACACCAGAATCCAACTGTTTAACCGTTTTGATTGTGTCCAACATAGAAAATGAAATATCACCATTCTCTAGATAATTAAACGACTTTAAATCAGTCGTGTTTGTTTTTTTAACTTCACTCATAAACTTAATTTTAATTTGTTAATAATTTTACCATATTCTCAATTTCTCTTATTGATTCCAACGAATCACAAGTATCTTTATCATCACGTACCATAACAAATGATGGGTATAACAAAGAGAACTTTCCATCCCTATCATTAGATAATCCGTTGCACTTAACTTGAATGACTTTACCCAATAGATTCTCTTGGTTTTCTGTGATGAATTTCATCATATCCTCTTTTAACCCTTGTGGTCTTGTTTTAACCAGACCATCAGATGATTCAACATTGAAACTAGACACAACAAACTCATTCTTGGTACCTTTGGTTCCCATGTTGAATCCAGTGATACGTAAATCAACATCCATTTCCAACTTCATCTTGATTTGCCATGTTGGTTTACCATCTTTCCATAAACCATTATAAGCTTTTAAAATAGTTCCCTCTTGTGGCACACCATCAACTTCAGTTGATAAGACTTCTTGAAAGTGTTCCATAGCCTCACCATATGTTTCAACCTCTTTTGATTCAATTGGTTTAATCATCGTCACATCAGCATTAGATATGTAAGATGCAACAAATGCTAATCTTTCATAATATGGTGTTTTTGATGCTTTTGCAAAGTATTCATCTATTGATATAGCATCCCAAACAGTATATCTGATACTTTCCAATGCTCCAGTAAAACTACCATGCTTATCTTCGAAATTGATTATCTTTCTGTTTGTCTCAGCATTACTTCTCGTTTCTTTTTTACCACAGATATCGATAAGTGATGCAATGATACCATTCGACTCATAACGAGGAACACCATCTATTGTTAACTCACCATTCAGTACACAATCCTCAAACTTAGTTAGTTCCTCCAAGAACTTGGCACCAGTAAGAATTGTTGGTTCACCTTGTCTTGATTCTAATTCAACATCACCATTTCTAACGATTGTGTTGGCATAACGACCATCCATTTTGATTTGAGAGAATCCTCTACCACCCTTGTCAAAGATTTTACGAGCTTTTTTCTCATCAAATGATACAGCACCCATATATGGGGTGTCTTCTATAAGGTCTTTAAACACCTTGTTGATGAAAGTAGTTCCCATTCCAATTTTAGGGTCTTTATCAATTATACGCTCAATGATATAAGCATCATCTGGTTCTAAATTACTTAAAATATCAGAAAGAAAATTTAATGCTTCATTACCAGTAACAAATCTACCACTAATATTACTTAACCTTTCAATAGCGTCATCCAATGAAATGAAATCACTAGTTAATGTAGTATATTCTGGTATCTGTTTGATGTAGAACTTTACACGTTTAGACTTAGATAAATAAAGCACACGCTTTAACAATTCATTGTCTTTATACTTGCTTAAGATTTCCATCTTAGCTTTATCACCACCAGTAGCGGTAATATCATCAAAAATCTGCTTAATCATTTTCTTCGTTTTTTAAAAATTCTAAAACACTATTCAAGTAATAAGGTGTTGCTACCAAAAATTCAGCCCATATCAAGGCATTTTTATCGTAGCTTTCTTCAAACCATTTTTCACCTTCATATTCTGGGTATATCTCATACAATGTTTCTTGGTCGATACATGTTTCACCAGCAAGTATTTCATCTATGATAATATTTGCATGTTCAGTAAAACCTTTACCTAACAACCAAAAGGCCCATGATGCATCTTTTACATTGTCATGCATGTAGTAATCAGTAAATGATTCACCAGCATTAGTTTCAAATTCTCTAATCTTTTCGCAAAGTTCTTTAGCTTCCATATATTTTTATAATTTGATATTACAAATGTACAAAATTAATTTGATTCCACCAAATTAATTTTCAATAAACTTTCTAAATAATTCCACATTTTCTTACCGTCTTCTGGAGTATTCAAATACAAAGCACCTTTAAATTGCTCATATTCATTAGCATACATATCGATTTTACCACCATGCTCAATGTTAGCAATTCTATCACCCAACTTCAAAATGATAGCATCTGGGTTACCAGCAGTCTTTGGGAGAGTCTTGGCTTTCTTCTCTTTTCTATCTCTACCCAACTCATCAGTAACGCAATAAACCATTTCAGCTATTTCTAGACCAAAGTGTCTTTTTATCTTGTTAAATGAAATGGCACCATCTTCAATGGAATCATGTAGATATCCAGCGATGATGAACTTTCCAGAAAATCCAAATCTTTTTAATACTTCAACAACATCATCTAAGTGTTTTTCATATGGGAATATTTCATCATATGATTGTGATGCGTGTAACTTAACAGCAACCATTCTTGCTTCTCTGTAATCTTTCTCTGTGTATGTCATAACTATTTTGTTTTTTCGATTAATACTTGCTCAATAATGTTTAATATAAAAGCTTTCACCATTTGACTATCGATTGGAAATTTCATAAATGGATTTGGATGGTTATCATCTGGTCCAACTTTTTTAATTTCAGATAACTCTTTATTGATTACACTCATAACCATATCAACATCTAACTCTGGTTTTTGATTCTTTAAATAAGCAACAAATCTAGCTTCTTTATCATCTTCACTCATACCTAGTGTTGATAAGTTGAAATCAAACCGCATTTTAGGGTTCTGATTCTTTATTCTATACAATGCTCTTTGTGATACTTGTTCAATGTCTTCCCAAAAAGAATATGATGATATTGGGTTATTACCCGAATCAATGATTTTATCATCGATAATTAAATCAACCATTACAAAGTCTTTTTCACCATCACCAATTACTTCTACTCTGTTCTTAATTTCTACTTCCATTATTCTTTCGTTTTTAATTTATTTTCTATTTCTTCTGCATGTTTATCACACAGTGTTTTTATCCAACCATCACCTCTTCTACTACCTTCTTCACCACAATCCTCACAAACTGTATATGATATTTGTTCATATGTTAATATGACTTCTCTCATCTCTTGACTAGGTTCTTTTATATAGAAATTAAGACCACCAAACTTCTCTTTTGATTGAATCATATGTCTATCCCAACCCAACGATATAAGTTCATCTATAAGGTTCTTTAGCAACTCAAACCAACCTTCACCAACACCAAACATAGATGGATTGGTAGAGGTAAGACTTTTCCAATCATAAACACCATCAATGGATATTAAATACTCTTCAAATTCTTCTCTTTTCATAATCTTATTTGATTAAATCATCCAAAGCCAACTCCATAAGTGTAGTGGCTAATAGTAGGTTCTTGTATTGAGAGCGATGAGCGTAAAGACTAATTTCGATTTCAAATTCTTCACAATATAAGGTAACACCATGACTAACACCACAATGTTGTCCACCTTTTACTTCTGGTGGGTAAGTTTTCTTAATAACCTTACCCATTACCTCTTTTAT